TATCACCTTGCTAGATTGTATGATGAAGAAACACGCACATTCATCTACAATGGTGAGAGAATCACCAAGTTTAACTTTGAAGAGTTCGCTTCAGACAGATTGGTAGTTGCTGAACTATTTAATCAAATAATAGATAGTGTATGGCATAGGTATGCAGTGCATCTAACATCTGAAGAAGCAGAATATTTTGATAAGTTTGCATCTGACTACTTGTACAGTCTTCTTGATGAAGATATACAAGAGCATAGAGCAAGTGAACAACCATAACAAAGAAAGGAGTATATATGCAATATGTACACGACTATATTGAGCAACTAATGGCTCAAGGCAAAGCTGACCCTAAGATTAGGGGTTGGTCTATGCAAACTATTATGACCCAAGTGGGTGATAAGTTTGGCGAGGACAATAAGTCTATCGCTAGGGCATACATTATGTCCAAGTGTGGAGTTACTGATGATGAGTAGTTCCATAAAATTATATGGCAGTTCAGACCTACCACCAAATGTGTGTGCTGAACTGTCAGATATGATTAACGATAGTTTCTTTAAGAAACTTGATAAATATTTTGACCAACAAAAGGAGAAA